TACAATGTAATAAATTATCATAATTAATAGATTTTAGCTAATCACAAATAAACATAATAACATGTTATCTATGGGATGAGTAGCAACAAAGACGGCTAATATTGCTTTAATTTTCCTAGCTGAGCGAGGAAGAGCCTAAAGCACCACTATTTTTATTCTTGGTGAAGTGTGGTCCATCTTTACGTTCACGTTTGCCATTATCCGGATTAAAATTTGTATCCCGCCACCTCAGTGCTTGTCGCTTCATGTGCTGCAATATGGGTTGAGGATCCTCACCACCATTCTTCTGAGTGGTGGGGGGATTAGAAGGATTAATATTACAATATTTAAGAATGGCTTCTTTTAACTCTTTGGAAGTAGACTCATCTTGTGCATATATAATCGGATTATCGCTTATTTTTGTATAGAACTTCGTTTTAAGATCCTTAAGACTATCATTATTTGAATTGTTAAGGTTGCTGCTGTTTGATTTACTCTCCGTGGCTAGGGCCGCTTCAAGATCATCAAAATCGTGTATGTGGCTAAAATCCTGTTCCTTCACACAGGATAACATATAATGCAAATGAAAGGCCGCTAGCAAATTTTTTAGATCTCGTTTCTTTGGCTTATCCATCAACCGCGTAGAATTACTATCCCAAATACTCTCCAAAGCACTCTGTATTAAAGATAGCATTGGTTGCCGTGATTTATCTGAAGTAAGTGATGCGGCAAATAGCTCTCTACCACCAGATTCTTCATTGGGGAAATTCTTACTAATTTTATTAAGAATTTCTTGTTGAAGCCCCAGTTTAGGTATGATGTGCACCATAGTATAATCGTCGATTTTCAGTGCATAACGGTTATTCCCGTCATTGGTTACTTTAATTGCAGGATCTGGTTTCTCATCTGAGGGATTATTTTTATTATGATGCGTAATAACTTCTTTTGCTAATTTCTGAATATTATTAAAAATGAGTAAACTGTCTATTACGTCTGGCTCTTTAGATTGATCTGGCGCATGAAGTGCTGCATGGAGTTCTCCTATTTCCTTTATTTTATTCTGTACCCAAGAATTATTAGCCCCACCCAATTTTTTTATAAGACCTAGAAATCCACCTAACTTTATTTCACCCCCTGCTTTTCTGTTTGCTTCCTTGTTTATTCTATTAGTTGAATAAGTTTTATTCTCTCCACCAATTCTGAGAGTCATTTTTTTATCAAACCACGACATATTGTCCTCCTTAAGTTTATACTACTATGTAATTATTTATTTTTTATAAAATGGCAAGTTATACCAACCGACGACTTCACCGATAATTGTAATATTAATATTGTCATTCTCAGTTATGATTTCTTCGGAGTATGATGGATTTTCCGATATAATAACAATACCTTTGATTGCTTTTCTGAGTGTCTTAACCCTAGCCACACAGTCATCAGTGTAGAACGCATAATGACGATTATCGATAATTTCTTTTTGACCTGTATTAATGATCACCTTAGCTCCATCGTTAATAAGCGGACTCATGCTGTCACCCTCTGCTCGCAGAGCTATCAGGTCACTAGCTTTGGACACCCCAAATGTCTTCATGTCTTCCATGCTGTATTGAACGGTTCCAAGCTCTTCTGATGGCAGCATCTCGCAACCATCTCCAGCTGATAACTTAACTGAGTATAGAGGCACTGATATTGTTTGCTCTAATGTGAATGGAGTTGAAGAGTCAAAATAGCCGTCTATCAGCCCAAGCTTTTTTTCAAGTTTTCTGGCTGTTTTTTCGGTAAACGTTTTTTTACCATTTTTAAGTTCACTCGTGTAGCTAATGCTGAGCTCTATCTTTTTCGCAAAAGTGGATACGTTATTACCAAAAGATTCTCTTATTAATCTTTCAAGATTTGTTAATCTTATCTCTTTCATTTTTACCTTTTAGTGAAAATAATTTACACTAAATAGCGAAATATGTTATAATCGCTGTAGAATTTAAAAAACGAGTTGAGTGCCTAACCTGCAAGTATATACACCCAACTCACCCACCAATGCCTTAAGGATTGGTAGCTATTATTATAACCTATTGCATAAGTAAATTGTAAATTTATTACATTTTCTGCAAATAGCGTATCAAATATCTATCAATTCTCAAGCATATAACAGGCTTTTGTTTGTCCTTCGATGAAAGCCCTTAGCGTGCGTACACACACTAGGGGCGGGACTTTTCTACTGATACATCGAGCAAACGACAGTCAATTTATGACATCGAGAACAAAATAATGAATAACAACACGACAAATAATAAGCTGAAGAAAAACTTCAGTACATTGCCAAATGCAATTATTACAGACTTAGATGTAGAGGCTACTGCTCTGCGAGTATATTGCTATTTGCTAAGTAAACCAGATAATTGGCAAGTATGGAATGCAGAAATTAAGAAGAGCGTAGGCATCAAGTCAGATGAGACTATAGCTAAGGCTTGGAAGTCATTAATAAGTGCTGGCTGGGTAACTAGACGACGCAATATTGATCCAATAAGTAGGAAGCTAACAGGCGGACTAACCTACGAACTTAATTATGAAAAAGAGGTAATCAATCCAAATATGGAAGAAGTCCATATAGGGGAAAAACCCATATCAGGAAATAATCCAAATATGGAAGAAGTCCCGAGCATAATAAGAACTGACTTAATCAATAATAATGATATTGTTAATAATAAAAAAATAAACAAAAAAGAAGTTCCACGATTTGATTGCACTGGATTCACTGTTGAGGTAATGGTACACATCCAAAAATGGATTGATCACAAACAGAAAAAAAAGAAATATGACCAAGTTGGGCTTGACTATCTTCGTAACGAATTACTTGAATTCCAGCAAGATGGTGAGAACTTGATAAGAATAATCAGTAAAGCATTAGCTAGCAACTATGCTGGGCTATTCTCGATGAAGCCAAGGCAATATCAAAGCAAACAAGATTTGCGCAATGCAGTAGCAACAACGCATGATGTATCACAGAATGGGATGAGCTTCTAATGAATGGATTTGATCAATTCTTTGATGATTTAGGCAATGAGTCTGTTATCTGTGAAACACATGGTGAATACACTCAAAGCACTATGCGAGTTAAGAAAACAGGCAAAATAATAGTTACTCAGTGCCAGAAATGCAATGCGATTAGAAAAGAGCAACAAGAAACTCAAAAACAAAAAGAATATTATGACAAATTAAGAGCAGATAGCAATCAAGCTAAAGTTAAGAAATTACTAACAGCTAGCTTTATTCCAAATAAGTTTAGATCTATGAGTTTTGATAATTTTGTGATTACTGACGGCAATAGAAAAGCACTAATAAAATTCAAAGCATTTGTTGATAGCTTGTCTGTCAGATTATCAAATGGCAACGGATTCATTGTTAAGGGTGACATAGGCACAGGCAAGACACACTTATGTTGTGCATTAGCTACTCAAGCAATTAATGCTGGACATAGTGCAGTATTTACGACGATAGAAGAAATAGCACTAGAAATTAGAGAGGCTAGAAATTTCAGTAATAACTCAAGTGAAAAAGTTGTATTAGCCAAGTACTCAAATATTGATCTATTAATTATTGACGATATCAAAGCTAGCTTAACAGATGAAGAATCTAAGCTAATGAGTGTGATCTTAGATAGTAGATACAAACTAATCAAGAGTACGTTTATCACGACTAATTTAGCACTAGATGTGAACAATAAAAGCGACCCATTGAGCTTATACAAAGCACTTGGAGAACGCAGTATTGACAGATTGCGTGAATACAATGACGTAGTTATATTAGCTGGTCAATCAATGAGGGGCAAGAGCGTATGATTAAGCTAGTTCTACCCATTCCAGATAAGACGCTTAATCCTAACGTGATCAAGCATTATCATCAGAAAGCCAAAGTTAAAGCTAACGCTAAGACGGCTAGTTTCTGGATAGTAAAGCAACAGGTAACTAGTCACGATCTAACGGCTGAAGATAGATTATCAGTTAGCTACATCTACTATAGAGCAGATAAGAGATTAGTAGACTTAGATAATGTAGTCGCTAGTTGCAAATCGTTACAAGATGGCGTGTTTCAAGCGCTTGGACTTAATGACAATCAGATAGATCATCCCTCAATAGTACGTGGCGGAGTTGATAAAGCTAATCCACGTATTGAGATGGTTATCGAGAGACGCTAATATGGCTACACTAGCGTTGTTACAAGAAGCACTATTCACTTGGTTGTGGTAGTGCAGTAGCCCTTAATTCAGGAGATGCGAGATAGATAATGGCACGATTGACAGATAAGCAATGGAGTGAGATTAAAGCTAAATATCAAATGGGTGATGCAATACGTGCTATTGCTCGTGAATATGGTATTCAGCATGGAACGATTCAAGCAAGGATAAAAAAAGAAAACTGGACTCAAGAAATAGCCACCAAAGTTACTAATATAAAAAAGAATATTGAGGAAATTAGCCAGCTGGCTAAAGACGCTGAAATGCCGATAATAGAACAAAGATTACATGCTGAGATAAATGAAAAGCTAGCAATAATGAAATCATTACATGAGCTAGCAAAAGATGGTCTTAGTTTTAGTGGGCAAGTTATGAAAAAAGCTAAACAAGAGCATGCATCAGGAGCTATTAGTTCACGTGAAGCTAGTGGGATAATAAATCAACTGGGTTTATCTCCATCTAATATAGCAAAAATTGCAGGGATTGATACACTAGACACAACGAACAGTGCAGATAACCAAAAATTAATAGAGGTAAATATAGTTGATTAATGTTAGAACAATACCAAAAATCAGACAAATGTGGCGTAATGATTTTACGTATTGCGTGTTGTTTGGTGGACGTGCATCAGGTAAGACTATAGGAATAGCAGATTATCTTATTTTTGAAGCCATGAGTGGCAAAAAAAACATACTCTGCACACGTGAATATCAGTCAAGCATTAGGGATAGTACATATGCAGTATTGAAGCGTCGCATTATTGAACATGGCTTAGAAGAGTCATTTATTGTTAAGCATGATGGTATAGAGTGCGTTAATGGTAGTTTATTCGTATTCAAAGGTTTGCGTAGAGATATTTACTCTATCAAGTCAATGGATAAAGTAGATATATGCTTTATCGAGGAGGCAGACACAATACGTGATAGCGATTGGACTGTGCTACTACCAACTATTTTGAGAAATGCAGGATGTCAGATTATAGTTGCATTTAATCCCGTAAATGAATTCGGTGATACATACACGAGGTTTGTTACAGGTGAGCTTAAGAATGCTCTTAAGATAGAGATTAACTATCCAGATAATCCTTTTCTATCACAAGAGATACTAGATGAGATTGAAATACTAAGAGTTAAAGATTACTCTAAGTACGAACACATCTATCTTGGTAAGCCGTTGACTATGACCGCTGATGTGATATTCAAAGGTAGATTTAAAGTAGCAGATATTGAGCTACAAGAGATAAATGGCAGATTGTGGCACGACAATAAGATGATGATACCGAGATTTGGTATGGATTTTGGCTTTAGTGTGGATCCAACGGCAATGATTGAAGCAGTAATGCTAGATAAGAATACTTTGTACATCTATAACGAGATATACGAGACACAGTTATTGCCAGACGCTTATGTCGAGAAAATCAAAGCAAACATGCCACACGGCATAGGCAATGGTAGCAAATGGTTCTGTGATAACTCAAGACCTGACACTATCGCCCAGCTTAAGAAATGGGGATTGAATGCAGTGGGTGCAGAAAAAGGAAAAGGTTCAGTAGAGGCAGGAATTGATTACTTGCTAGGGCTTAACATAATCATACACCCAGATTGCAAGAATGTGATTTATGAGTTTTACAACTATAGATATAAAAAAGATAAAGAGGGCAATATATTACGAGAGATTATTGATGCAAACAACCACGCCATGGATGCGATTAGATACATGATGTCAGAAGATATTTCAACTAGCGGAAGAAAACAAATTAAGAGAATAGCAAAATATGGATAAAAAGACAATGAAGAACATACGCAGTGCATACATAGCACCTGAGATGCTTAAGCTAAACTATAAAAAACCTGAGCTTAAAATGATTGATGGTAGCTATAGTAGTAAGTATGTTGTGCAAGATAGCATAACAGGTGATAGTGTAGATGTGCCATACGACTACAGTGTAAGCGTGCTTAATTCTCCATTGTATCGAAATATCCAGTTTCTTGGCTACGCTAGATTGGCTATGTTGCTTGGTAATCCATTACTCAATAGGTTTTGCTCATTGCTTGCTGACGATTGTACACGTGAGTGGATTGAGCTTAAGAGTAAGTCAGGTGAAGACAAGACAGAGTATATTAAGACACTGAGCAATGTGTTAGAGCAATACAAGGTACGTGAATTAATTAATAAAGCTATGTACTTCACTCAAGCATATGGCGGATGTGGTGTAGCTATCAGATTACATGGCGACGAGGACGATCTGGGTAATCCACTTATTATTGATAGCATTAAGATTAATCAAGGCGACTTAGACGAGTTCGTGTTGGTAGAGCCATATTACATAGTACCTACTACTTACAACGCTACAGACCCATTGCGTAGTGATTTCTATCAACCAAGATATTTAGTGTGCATGGGGCAGACTCTGCACGCAAGCAGAATGATGAGAATGGTCTCGCATGAGGTACCAGTACAGCTTAAGCCAAATTTCAACTTCTTTGGTATTCCGCCGATGCAGATGATCTTGAGCTATGTAGAAGACTTTGATCAGTTAAGACAATTGGTAGTGCAGCTTGTTAATCGCATGAATGTCAATGTAGTTAAGACTAATTTAGATGAAGTGTTTGACGACGCTGATGGCAGTGGTATTGGCGGAATGCATCAGCGAATTAAGAATATGACTGCTGAGATGAATAATTTTGGAGCTTTAATTGTTGATAAAGAAACGGAGGACTTTAGCCAAATCTCAATGTCATTACAACATGTTGATGAGGTACTTAATCAGTACGCTGAATTAATGTGTATTCCAGCTGGTATTCCAGCTACAAAATGGCTTGGATCAAGCCCAAAAGGCTTTAATGCAACTGGCACACACGATATGAAGAATTACTACGACAGAATTAGCGCCACTCAAGAACAGGTAATACAGCCAATTTTGGATAAAATTATAAAAGTAATTCAATTAAGTACATTTGGTTATGTTGATGAAGATATTACTTATAGCTTCAATCCATTAGAACAACAAAACGAATTAGAGCAATCACAGATTTTGAAGAACAAAGCAGATAGAGATGTGGCGTACATCGGTGCTGAGGTACTGACCTCTAGTGATATAGCTCGAAAATTAGCGAACGACCCAGACAGTGGATATAGCCACATTGACTTGGAGGCAATAGAGATGCAAAAGAGCCTAGATGATGAAGTTGACGATATTGATAACGAGCCGCTAATTGACTAAGATAAAAAAGAATAGGATATTAGCTAGAATATCAATCAAAACTAATCTAGCTATTGAGCGTGAGTACATGTCTGTGTTGACTAAGCTTACAGCAAGAATGTCAAGCAACTTGGTAGAGATTGCGACAAAGCACTATAGGCGTGAAGAGTCAGTTATTGTTGGAGATGCATCAAGTGCGACCATTATTAATAATAAACTGATAGAAGCTTTTAGAAAATGGTCAAAAGTATTTGGCGAGCAAGCTAAGTATAGAGCTAGACAAACAATTGGCATGATTGATAACGATAGCAAGAAGAAGCTAATTAAGCAAGTGCAAGAGAAGCTAGGTGTGAAGCTTGATTTGGCTAGTCGACGTGCGTTGATGGTGAAACAATCATTGATTAGAACTAATGTGGAGCTAATCACTAATCTGTGCGATGAAAGTTATAGCCGCATTAATACGATGGTTAACATAGCTATGCAAAACGGACGTGATGTATCTTGGTTAGAAGCTCAACTAAGCAAAGAGGTTGGCATTAGCTCAAGACGAGCTAAGTTGATTGCTCGAGATCAATGTAACAAAGCTACTACTGCTATGAATGTAGCACGTAGCATGGATAATGGATTCACCAAGGCTATATGGATGCACAGCCATGCAGGAAAAAACCCACGTCAATCACATGAAGATGCTGACGGCGAGGTGTTTGACTTGAACCAGGGGTGTTTTATTGATGGCGAGTACATATTCCCACGGGAGAAGATTAACTGTAGGTGCTTTTATGATTTGGTTATAGAGTTAGAGGGGGATAATGAGTAACAGAGAAGAAACGGCAAACGGTTATCTGCGTGTAGCTAACTGCGTGATAACAGGTGAGGCGGTGAATGAATACCTAGGTCGTGAAGTGCCAAATTGGCAAGAACTGGGATTAATTGCTGACGCAATATATTCAGTTTATCGCCCACTAGATGAGTTAGAGAAGTCAATCAATGAGTGGAATGGGTTACAACTACTAGATGGGCATATTCCTGTGGATGTTAATTCACCTAAGATGGATATGGTTGTTGGCGCTGTTGGAACTGATCCGAAGATTGATGGTGGGGATTTAGTTAACGATATTACTTTATATGATAAAGCAACTATCAATAATTTAGATGTGAAAAAAGATTTATCCGCTGGTTACAGTTATGAGCCAGTTATGGAGAACGGAACTTTTGGTGGTAAGTCATACTCTATTAGAATGACGAACATTAAAGGCAATCATGTTGCTATTGTGAAAGATGGGCGACATTTAACCGCACAAGTTGCGGATAGTAATAATCTTATAGGGAGAGTGAAGTTGAATATTAAGAATTTATTAAGTGGGTTTACGTTCAAGAGAGGTACGATTGTTGGCGATGCTGCATTAGATAAAGCAACAGTTGAATCTATTATTGAGCTATCACAAAATGGCGTAGAAGCTGATGACATAGTAGCTAAATTAGCTGAAGCGGTAGAAGAAGGTGCTGTAGTAGAAGACACACCAGAAACTAATGAACCACCTGCTGCTGTAGAAGAGCCTAAAGCAGAGCCAGAGGCGGCACCAGAAAATAACGAAGTTAAGCAAGCTTTAGCAAAGATAGCCGATTTAGAAAAACGACTCATAGCTGTAGAGGGAGAGGCTACAGAGTCGTTGGCTATGGACTCGGCTAAGACTATTGCTAGAAAACTGATTGGCAATATCAACGTAGTTGGCGACAGTGCAGACGCAGTCATCACTAAAGCACTGATGGCCAAAGGTGTTAATTCAAAAGGTAAAACATTAGAAGCCAAGCTGGCTATGGGTGAAGCACTGGTTGCATCATCAAGCAACTCAAAACCAATTTTGGTTGGAGATGGTAACAAATCTAGTGATTTAATCTCTAAAAACTCATATTTATCGCAAATTAGGGGGTATTAATTATGACTAAATCAACATTTCCGGGTCCAATCAAATATAACGTAGCTCAATGTATTCAAGGTGATGTACTTAACATGTCGGCTGCAGTATTCGATGCTAGAGTAACTGCGTCAGTAGTAGCGGTTGGCACTGCTATTTGGCTCAATGCAAATGGCTTGATAGTAACCAACAAAGCAAACTCAGTAGATGGCGCTGTAGCTGGTATTATTATTAGAAGTAACGATACCCCATATGCAGTAGCTGACACATATCAAGGTAATAGCTTATTGATTGATGCAGGCATGACAGTCCAATTCTTGAAACGTGGAGAGATGGCGGTTGCATACGTTAATCTAGCTCCAGCTAATGGTGTATCTATTAATCAAGATGTATATGTTGAAGACTTAACAGGTATTATCACAATTGGAGTTTCTGATGAAGTTGGCTACACTAAGTTGACAAATTTCAAGATCTCGCAAATAATGAACAATGGTGATTTAATTGCTATTTCTACGTACGCAAATGCTTAATATTATCAAGGAGATATAGAAAAATGAGCAACAAAATATTAACAATGGATCAAGTAGCTGAATTACGAGAGTATGGCATTAGCTTCATGCATCCAGAAGACGAAATAAAATATAATTTAGCAGGTGATAGTGCTTTATCTGGAACTACTGCCAGCAATGGTTTACCAGCATTCTTATTGCAGTCAATTACTCCTAAAGCGTTAGAAGTATTAACACAACAACTTAACTTTGACAGAATTGCAGAACCACGCAAAGTCGGTGAGTGGACTGACTCTCGTATCGGCGTACCCGTAATTGAAATGGTTGGATCAGTAAGCGCATATGGTGACTACACTAGAAATAGTACATCAACAGCTAATACTGACATTGTATATCGTGATACGTATGACTTTGAAGATACATTGAAAATGGGAACGAAAGAAGCAGAAACCATGGCTCGCATGCCTAATGTCAATTGGAAGTCTACTAAGATGGCATCAGTAGCTACTGCGATCAAGCAAGAGTTCAACCGTGTTGGGTTTTTTGGTAAAGATGGTAAAGATATTTATGGGTTATTGACTGACCCATCATTGCCGGCAGCAGAAACACCAAAAGTTAAGTGGAGTACGCTAACACCTGATTTACTTGTCGCTGCAGTTATAGATTTGTACAAAGAGACAAATATAGCAATGGCTAACAACATTGAGCTTGGATCTAGCGAATTTATTTTAATTACACATCCAGACTTGATTACTGCATTCTCTACGCCAAATCAATACGGCTTAACAGCTCAAGTTTTATTAGAGAAATTCTTCCAGAGCAAGATTGAGTTTATCTTTGATAATGGATATAAAGACACAAGCGGTATAGTGACGGTTCAATTTATTTTGAAAAAAGTAAACGGTGAGCCAACGGTGATTAACGCATTCACTGATTTGTATAGAGCGCATAATTTGGTGCAGTATACATCGCATTATGAACAAAAAGTTAGTGCAGCTACAGCAGGTGCGGTTATTCAATATCCGCAAGCGATTAGAACAGTTGTGGGAGCATAGATTATGGCAATTATATTCTCCAAGACACGTTTTCCTGTTGCGTTCAGTCTAGCTAATGGTGCTAATGCTGTGGTTAATGGACGAAATCAACTTAAGATAATAGCGCCAGAAGCAACTACCACTTTAGATGATGCAATCTGGAATGAAATTAAAACTAGCTATAAGACTAATGATCTTATAGCTAACGGCTTGATTTACGCAAAGGCTAAATAACATGGATTTCGTTGTTGCTGATTTTTTCGATAAGTATCCTGAGTTTGTAGGTAAGTTCACAGATAATAAAATTGATTATGAATTTGAAACTGCAAAAGAAATATCTACAGCCATTTGGAGTCTATATCTTGGCGATGATAAGCGACAACGAATTCAATATTTAGCGCTGGCTCATGCATTACAACTAATACTTGTGCCAGTATCAGGTGTGGTTACTTCTGCTAATCAAGGTAGCGTTAGTGCTAGCTTTGACTATTATGATAAGACCGTAGCTGGGGCATATTGGAAGCAAACAAACTATGGTAGGCAACTATGGCAGTATCGTAGAGCAGTAGGAACGATTAGATATGTCAAGTAATGTTACAACAGATTTAAGCAAATTTGACGATGCAATCAAAAAACTAGCTAAAGAAGTTCAAATTAAAGTTGGCGTGTTTGCTGGAGCGACTAACAATCACGGTAAGAAACCTGTTGAGGTGTTGCAGTACGCAGTTGCTAATGAATTTGGCACTAAAGATATACCACCAAGACCTTTTTTGCGTACAGTTAATAAGAAAGAGAACCAAGATATATGGCAACGCATAGCAACATCAGAATTACGAAAAGGTAAAGATGTGTATGCTAGCGCTAGTAGTGTGGCTGATACTGCTGTTGCTATGGTTAAGAAAAACATACGTGATGGCAATTGGAAGCCCAATAAGGATTCTACTGTTAAGTATAAGCAAAAGAAACACAGAACGCTTAAGCCACTTATTGACACAGGTACGTTGCTAGATTCTATAAGTTACGAGGTAAATAAGAAATGATAGCAGGGCTTAACTTGGAATTAATAACGGCTGGAGCATTGCAGTTTAGTACGCCAAGTCAAAATGTTACTTTGAAGATATATACAGGTCAAACAAATGTCAAGGGTCGCACTAAGTCAAGTTATGATTTAATCGAGACTACTGCAATGATACAAAATATCACAGAGAAACAATTAGAGTTGCTTGATGCTACGATGCTTAAGCGAAATATAGTTAATATGTACATTGCAACTAACATCACTAGCTTTAGCAGAGCAATTGAACATGCAACTGATTATGTAGTGTGGGGAGGGGTACTTTATGAGATTATCAAAGTAGCTGAAAACTTCAACAGTGGCTGGGTTAAGTGCATGTGTGCTGAGGTAGCTCAATGAGCACCTTAGCAGACAATCAATTAACTGATGCGGTGTATGACTTAATAACACATTATGCTAATGATTATGATAAGAATAATATATTCCTCGGCAATCAAAATGGCTATGTGCAACCAAAAGATGGCAGATTTATTATTTTCTGGATTATTAGTACTAAGGCATTAGGCAAACCTAGTGAGATACAGCAATATGATACAGAAAATGATGTAACTTATATGACTTATCAGGCTGTACGCAATGCGCTAATTCAGCTAGACTACTACGGTGATTTGGCTGAGTTAAATTCCAATAAAATGGCAACTATGCTACGTGCTAGTGAAGCTAGCAGATTTTTGGGTAAGTATGGTTTTAGCTTAGGTGAGTTTACTGACGTAATAAATCTTACTAACGAATTTGATAGTGAGACTTATTTGGCTAGATATTCTGTTACGTTTAATGTGTTTTATGATGCTGTTGTGGATATAGAGAATCAGGCTTTTAATGAAGTGAAAATTAAAGATATTAAATTTATTGAGGGAGATAAAATAATATGAGTATTAATATAGAAACGTTAGTCAAGATTAAAGACAGGATTATTTCTAGTAGCTCAGGCACTAGAACGTTATCTGGTTTATTCCTAACTAAGAATAGTGCATTAACTTCGCCTATTCTACCTTTTTACTCTAAAGATGAAGTGCTGGCTATTTTTGGCGCGACTAGTAACGAATATTTAGCAGCTAGCGTATATTTTCAGGGATATAACAATAGTCTATCCGTGCCAAGCGTGATTTATTTTGGGCAATATGATATTACTACAACAGTTAGCACGAAGAAAAAAGGTGTAGATAATGCAGAGGTAGCGGCAGCAACTACTGCTGAAGCCATGGCTGATATTATGAATATTGATGCAACGTGGGCTGGATTCAGTGATTGCTGTCTTGATCTAACAGATGCTGAGAAGATTGACCTAGCTAGTTGGGCTAGCGAAAATAAAAGATTATATGTAATGCAAGTAACCAGTAAAGATACATTAGCATTATTAGCAACAAAAACATTTGGTTATGTATCACCAAACTATGGTGATAAAGCATTGTGTGCATTTGTACTTGGCGTTGGAGCTAGCATTAATTATAATAAGACTAATGGACGCATTACCTTTGCTTATAAGTTATTAGATGGGCTGACACCCAGTGTTAACAATAATACATTAGCTAATGAGTTAGATTTGTTGAGTTGTAATTATTATGGTAGCTACTCTAGTTTATCTAATCAATATCAATTCTATCAGTCAGGTGTTATGTCTGGCGACTGGAGCTATATGGATAATTACTACAATTCATTGTGGCTTGATGATGCTATCACTACATCACTAGTAGATGTATTGAAGTCCAGTAGCTATATTCCATACACTACAGCTGGATATGAAACAGTTAAGATAGCTATTAATCAAGTAATGAAGCAAGCTATTGTTAATAGTGTAGCAGAAGCAGATACAACGATTAGTGATGCAGTAGCTAGACAGCTATATGTAGAAACTGGGCAAGACATAGCTTCTATCTTAGTGCAGGTTGGGTACTATATTAGCGTTAGCGAGCCGACTACGGCTATAAAAGCCAAAAGAGGCAGTCCAGATGTTGTGATTTATTATACCAACGGTGGAGCAATCCAAAAAATAACAGTTGATAATACGTTTGTAAAATAGGAGAATAAATAATGGCAAGCACACAATATCAAGTAGGAACAAGTCAGACAGTAGTGACTTTTGTCAGTAAGACAATCAACACACCAATTACCTTAGAGGGCTTTGCGGATGCTTCTTTTGACATTACGCCAGTTAAGAATGTTGAGAGAACCATTGGAACTGACGGGAAAGTTAAAAACGCAGTATATCCAGTGCTAGTTGAGGGCAAGGTTACCTTTTTCGCTGGATCACCGAGTGTAGAGAAGATTAATGCAATCTTAACAGCTCAAACCAACACAGGTACAGACCAGGATGCTGGTACGTTAACTATTACTAATGCGATCATGGGTAAGACATATGTGTTAGAAGGTTTCATGTGGCTAAATGCGCCAATCATTCCAAGTGAAGAATTAAAAGGCGTTAAAGATGTGAGCTTTGATTTTAGTTATACAGCATCTAGCAATAATGTGCAAAACACATTAGTTACAAATCTGCTAAATAAAGCACGTTCAATCGTAGGGGTATAAGCATGAATGCGAAAAAAACACAAGTATTAATTCAAGATGGTGGTGTAGAGCATTGCTTTGAGATTAATAAATTATATGCAACAGAAAAAGTAGACTTCACTAACTATGTGCTAGGGCTAATGGCTAAGAGTGGGGATAATTCAGGCAAAATTTTAGAAAATGTTATGGTTCTAAAAAACAATGCAGATGTAGAAGATACAGGGTTAGATGCTTTAGGATTGCTCACAAATGCTATTACTTCATTATTAAGTAATTCTAGTAGAGATCAGAAGAATGAAGTAATGAATATGATGATTAGCAAGTGCATACACATCAACGGCAGTGTTAGATTACCAGTGCAGGACATGAATTATCTTAATAGTGTATTTGATGATGGATTTTCTATCTATAAATTATTTTTTGAGTGCGTAAAGTTTAACTTCAATTTTTTGCCACAAGAAAGCCAATCCAATACATAAGTATACGTAATTCTGGAGGATATAGAGGTACACTAGTAGAACACGAAAATGTACCGCTTATTTTCTCCATTATTATTGATGCGCGATTGGCTACATTAAGGGATTTGTCGGAGTTTTATACGTTTGACGATGCGCTAGATTTATTAGAAATAGTGTTAGTGAAACAGAATAATGATGCGATTATACAAGATTACTATAATAAGAAAATGGAGAACAAATAATGTCTAGTATGAATGTCGGAGAGATGGTGCTTAGCATATTCATAGACGGCAAGGGTGCCACTAAGGGCGCTAATGACGTTAAGAAGACAGTTAAGAGCTTAGCCTCTTTTGCAGTCAAGACCCTATCTGCTGTAGGTGCTTATCAATTTCTTAAGAGTTCAATCAATAGCTTAGATGAGATGGCACAACACTTACATGGCGTAGCTACTGCAACTAAAGAGAACGCTGAGGACGTGCAGGCGTGGGGTATGGCTGTAAGTAAGCTAGGCGGTAATGCTGAAGCTATTGAGTCTAAATTTGTTGACATGAGTAAGTCGATTCGTGAGGCTTTTGCAACTAAAACACCCAACGAAATGACTCAGACATTTAATAACCTGGGGATTAAACTCAAAGATAGCAATGGACAAATCAAGACTACCACACGATTGTTCACTGAGTTGTCAGGTGTGTTAGAGAACTCAAGTTCAAACAAGCAAGCTCAAATTCAACAAAAGCTTGGCTTAGATGATGCTACTATGCAGTTACTGTCAAAAGGTAAAGCTGGAGTTGGGCAATTAACTAATCAGATGAAAGCTTATGGGGTTATTACCGAGAAGCAAATAAAGATACAACAAGAATTTAGAAGTTCCTCAGATAATTTAAGTTATTCATTCACGGGGGTTAAGAATAGCATAGCAGCTGCACTTATGCCGTCGCTAGCTAAGATAATGGATAAAATTAGCAAGATAATTAACTTTCTGAAAGAACATAAAGAATTTGCTATTAGTGTGTTCGCTGGTATTGCGACAGTGATTACAGCTAGATTGATACCTGCTTTTGCGAGATTAGCAGTTACGATGCTAGCGAATCCAATTACTTGGATCATACTTGGTGTTATAGCGTTAAGTGTAGCTATTGGTTTGCTTGTTGATGACTTTATGGCATGGAAGCGTGGTGGTGCAAGCGTTATTGGCTCTTTTCTTAAATGGTTTGATGAGTTAAAAAACAAAGTAACACAATTTTTTGATAATTTCAAGGCTAAGTTCACAATAATTGGAGCAGGTATTGATTTTATTATTGATTGCTTTGGTTCTATGTGGGATAGCGTTAAAGTTATTTTTGATTTAGTTGTGGCATTGTTTACTGGTAATTTTGACAAAATGGGCGACATTGTTAGTGCCTTTATTGATAAGACAGTTGGAAGATTTTCTTATATTAAAGATTTTATTGTTGGGGTGTTTGACTCAATAAAAGATACATTCAATAGTATATTAGCCCCAATCTTCAAGACTATAGATAAAGTAAAAGGTTTTTTTGGTGGAGGTAGTAAAGATGACGCAGGAGCTAAAAGCAATATGTTGTCTCAAGCTAATGACCCAGCTCGCTCTAGTGTGATTGATAGTTCTATGCAAAACAACAAGAACACTAGCAATAATACTAATAAAGTAGTAAACAATAAGATAGCTCCGACTATTTCTGCTATTAACATAACAGTACCCAATGGCAATGCTCAAGATATATCCAATAGCATAGGATCTAGCTTAGATGAGCAACTACGTAATGCTACATGGGGCTTTAATTCTGGAATGTCGCACTAATGGAAACAAATAACGTAATTTATTGCAATGACAAAGCTATATTAGAGTTTGATAGCATGATTGAAACATCATACAAGCGCAGTAACAAAATATCTACTGAGTACGTAGAACAAGGGGGTTGGGCTAATGATAACAAACAACGTAATCCGGCTACGATAACTATAACAGCAGCAATATCTGGAGTTGTTGGTTATAACGAACGAATTAATAAAGCTATTACTGTACTCAATAATCTCAATCAATCAGAAACTAATGTGGATATAGTGCTAGCTAATGTGGCTTATATTAATATGAATTTGGTTGATCTTGATTTTGGTAACGATCCAAAAAATACGGCTTTTGATGCGGTTATGACTTTTCAACAGGCAAGGTTAGTTGCAACCCAATACGCTAATATTAAGAATAGCAAACCAGCTAAGGTTCAAAATAAAGCAACCAAACAAGCAGGTAATACACAGCCAACAGCTACGGCTGAACCACCATCAGATGGTATAGTAGCAAAAATAATTGGACTTAAAAAATGATGACATGGATACAAGTACCCCTACAGCAAGAGCCAAATCAACAGCTATCCTTCTACGCTAATAGTCTAGTGATTGATGTTCGCATTATCACTAGAGGTGAGCAAGTCTATATGGATGTAGCAGTAGATGAGACTGACGTGCAGACGTGCGTTAGATGTTTACCTAATCTACCGATTGTAGACTATATGCCGTGGAAATTGGGTGGCAATTTAGTGTTCGTGCAGGTTGGGGATTCTGGTAATCCATTTAGCTATGAATATTTTAATACAGATTGGGAACTTTGGTACTACTATGGCTAGCAAACTTAGAATACGCAACATGGAGGTTAGATTTGTATTGCAATACGGCAATAAGTTCCAGGGTAAATATAATACAAAAATAATCAATCAATTATCAATGGAGGCTAAGGTAACTAAAACTGGCGGAGTATCTAAAGATAGCGCAGATATAACTATATATGGCATGTTGCTTGATGATATTACTCAGTTGACTACACTTAATTACTTAACTAACGATGTTAATCGCAATAGAGTCGAGCTATATGCTGGTTATGATGATGTGTTATCGCTACTATTTGTGGGTGATATTGTAACAGCTAGTGCTGATTTATCTGATGTCAATCGCCCATTCAAAGTACAAGCACAAACAGGGTTTTATGCTGGCGCAACTAACGCGCCAAATACTAATGTTAAAGGTAAAATTAAAGCACAAGACATATTTAGCAACTTAGCACAACAAGCTAATTTAACTTTTGTAAATCAAGATGTAGATGTATTAGTGAGCAATCCAATATTTATTGGTGGTATTACTGAACAGATAAGTGCGTTAGCCAATCAAATTGGCGTGATATCTAAAATTGATGGTGATGTACTAACAATATCAAAAAATAGTACCGCATTTGGTAAAAAAGTTGTGCTGCTTAACAAAGATAGTGGACTGCTTGGTTACCCAAAAATAGACAATCAGGGTGTAGTTTTTAGAGCTTATTTCAATCCTGAAATTAAGTATCGCTACGACATCAAGCTTGAGTCAATAGCACCGAAATGTAGTGGAGTATGGAATATCTACGAATTGCAATATGATCTAAAAAATCACGGTGATAAGTTTGAGATATTAATTAAAGCAAGTAAAGGTTTAACGACTAATAAAAGTGGAGCAACATTAGAATGAAGACATCATACAATCAAGCTACAGCGAGCAATCTTGAGAATGTTATGGATTTTTCGATAACTAAAAAGATGCTTAAGATTAACACAATGACGCTGTGTAGAGTTGTAGCAGTTAACGATAGAACACTGGATATAGAGCCGTTAATTTTAAGTGTAGATACAGAAGATAATGCACTAGATGCACCAATTATCTATGATGCAGCAGTCAGTACAACACGAGGTGGTGATGCTGGTATTATCATTGAATACAAGGTAGGTGATGTAGTTATAGTTGGATTTTGTAGTAGGAATATTGATGTAACTAAAAACACACTCAAGCAAAGTAAGCCAGAAGATGCACGTACATATGACTTACGTGATGCAGTTGTGCTTGGGCATTATGCATTAGAACAACCAACAACTTATATAAAAATAACTGATGGCGGCATAGAGATTAATACAGGTAAAAATGTAGTAGCTAAGTGTAATAATTTGACTGCTACAGCTTCAAAAATTGATTTAGTTGGAGCAACTAGCATCACTGGCAACACTTCAATTATAGGTAATTTATCAGTTACTGGGGCTATAAGCTCTGCAGTGTCTGTAACCGCGCCAATAATTTCAGGTGGTGGCACGGTGATTAGTAGCGCTGGATTAGTTACGGCTGATGGATTAGCTTTAGATAGTGTGACGTACAGAGCACACATACATAGTGGTGGAACTGTACAGCCAAACGGAACAACAGGTGGTGTTATATGATAGTTTGGCAACTAGATGAAAATAATGATATTTTTCTAAATGGCACAGGAAATATCACAACTATTGAAGATAATGCACCAACACATAATCAGTCAATCGGTAATTTACTTAAGGTATGGCAAGGTGAGGCAGTATTCAATACAGACAGAGGGATTAATTACATGAGTATTCTTGGTAATACTTCAATACCGAAGCAGTTAATAATCAAGCAAATTGAAGAGCAAATAACCTCAGCTTATCCGACAGTGGAAGTTGTTAGCGTTACTTTCACAAGAGGGTTACAAGATAGAAGTATTGTTATCACAACACAGTCACAGTTAAAAACAGGAGAAACGATCAATGTTACAACTACAGAGTAATGGAACATACTACTCAACTGATGCACAGCAGTATATAGATGAGCTTAATCAGATATTTATTGACGCATTAGGTGAAGATGTGAATACCAATCCAGAGAGTCCTAATGGTTATCTAATACAACAATTATCAAGTATGTTAATTGAACGAGATGCACAGATACTGTATTTCAAAGACTCGCTTAATCTCAACAAAGCAGTTGGCGCACAGCTAGATAACCTTGGATCGTTTAATTTAGCTACTAGAGAAGCCCCAACTAAAGCTACTGTTGATGTGACTTGTGTTGGTACTAATGGAGTTACCATTCCAACTGGATACGTGATAGCTAATGAAGATGGTGACTTGTTTCAAGCATTAGAGAGCAAACAAATTGTTAAAGATCCTGTAACAATATCATTTCAAGCATTAGAATATGGCGTAGTCAATACTCGTAAAGGCCAAGTTAATCAGATAATTAATCCATTGGTTGGCTTGGGTGATATTGACAACTTAATCGATGGCTCAACAGGTAGCGATGCAGAAACTGACGCTAATTATAGAGACAGAATAGCACTAGCAAACGGCATTAATGCTAGTGGTACATACAAGGCTTTACTAGCTAATATATTAGCTATATCGCCGCTTGGGCTTGGTTTAGTTGTACCAAACAATAGTGCATTTGATTTTATTTATTCGGATCAAACTATTCCACCGTATGGCACTCTTGCAGTATTTGATCCAACATCTGATAAAACTCAATGGGCAAATATCATGTACGAAAAAGCAAGCTCATGTTGTGCGACAGCTGGCAATACAGAGATTAGCTACACAATACCTAACTCTAATAATGCTCAAGCTACTTATAACGTCTTAGTACCTGATGCTAAAAAAGTGTATTTTAGAGTTAGTGTAAAGTCATCTACAACATATCCAAGTGATGCTATTAATCAGATAAAACAACTGATAGTAAATGATTTTAACGGAGAACTAGACAATCCAAGACCGCAGATATATCAACAAGTATATGCAACTAGATTTATCACAGTCTTAGTACAAAACGGCTACATAGTTACGCTGTTAAAAATGGGCGATAGTGATGCTACTGTCAATGCTGATAGCTTTCAATATCCAGTTAGCACTTATGCCGTAACAGATGCTGACTGTGTAACTGTAGTATTTATATAGGTGCCAACATTATGATGCAATACGAAAAAGCTACACGACTTAATGCGTTAATCAATGGCTTAGAGTTAGCTTGTTCAATTGATATGAGCGCAATATATCAAGACTATATTAATATAGAAACAGCCAAGGGCATTGGATTAGATAATTATGGTCTATTGCTTAACCAGTCTAGAGACATATACTACGAAGAATTGCTTGTTGATGTATTTGGCTTTGATACTAATAGCTCACCCACCTACATTGGAGAGCCGCCAGAAACTTTAGATAATGGTACTTTTGTATATGATACTGAATTGTCAATCATTAGCTTAACTGACGATCAATATCGTAAGCTATTGTTGATTGTGTACATATCTTCAATCAGTAGCTGCAGCCTTGGTAACATCAATAGGATATTACAAGCATATTTTACAAATGGAATTATTTACTGTAACAAAACAGCAACAATGGAACTTACTGTATTTGTCGATGTAGAGCTAGAGGCGTGGGAATACCAAATTATTAAGTCAGAGAATATATTACCTAGACCACTAGGATGTGTTCTCAATATTCAAAAAATATAGTTTAAAAAAGGAGATAAAAAACTATGCAACAACCCAAATATATGCCACCATTTGCAGAAAATGGAGACAAAGAAGATGTGCCAAACACAGCTGATCAAGATACTGTGTCGCTAGAGTATGGATTTACACCGATATACTCTAAAAGTGTAACTCAAAATGGCAAGCTAATACCAAGAACCCAGTTTAATGGTGTGATCAATGAGTACTCGCAACACACGGCATTTCAGAATTTAGGTGGACAATACACTTTTGATACTGCAATTGGTATCTATGACAAGGGTGTTGTATTGTGGAGTGAGGCAAATAACTGTTTTGTAATATCAAACAAAGAGAATAACACAGATAACTTTGTATTAGATAATAGTTTTATTGGTACAAGTTGGATCAAGATAAATGCAGGTAATGCAGATTATGCAACACAATCTACAGCATCTACAACAGCAGAAGCTGCTAATAAATTGATCGGATATTCTTCTGGCTCGAGCATCGGAGCAAACTGGAATGGTTCAAGCATTGATTTCATAGTAGATGTAACACCTAATTTGCCTGTCACTAGAGCATTATATGCTGGGGGGCTTGGTGTTAACCAAAATTGGAGCCTACTATACAAAACAACCAACGTTATCTATACAAACACTTCATTATATCCTATTTGTTTATTATTTTATATAGGCATGTCTAATGTTGCTTATGTTAAAGTAAATGGTACTTCTTTAATAAATAATTTTGGCAATTCTCTTGTAGCTACATGCGTCATTGTACCGCCGACTCAAACATATGAATTTATACCTGTAGATCCAACACAGGTATCTAATCATGAAATATATACATTATCTTAGAAAGGAAGATTATGCAGTATTTTTTAAATGAAAAAACATTACAAGTGCACGCATTTGATGATGGTGTTGATGTAGCTAAATATATTAACTTAGATAGTTATTTATTGATAAGCAACGAAATGTTTAATGCATACACAACAACTAACTACAATTGGATTATAGAAAATGAAGAACCAGCATTACGATCAAAGTTTGCTGTTCAGAATAAAGATGGAACTTGGACTGATGGGGTAGCAGAAAAAGCACTATTTGATGAGCAAGTGGCTTTGGTGAAACTAATTAATCAAGCCAAAAGCAAATTAAATGGAACAGATTATTTATTAGCTACTGATACATTTTCAGAATTATCAGAACAACAGCAAGTTAATTTACTAGCTTATCGGAAAGAGCTACGCCAAATTGTACGTGGTGAGCTAATTATAGATGAATTACCAATTTTAAACTTAGGAGATGTAAAATGAGTTATTATAATATAGAAACAAAAGTACAAGCTAAAGCAATTACAGTAGTATCAACTGGTTACACAAACGGAGTAGCAAACTATCCAATGTTGGGATATAAATTAGCTATCAGTTGTTATGATAGCTCAGGTAAAGCAGTAGCTAGTCCAGTTGGATCGTTATTAATTGAAGCGACAAGTGACAAAGATAGCGTAGCAATTCCAAATTATGTGAGTGTTGCCGATGTTGATTTATCATTAAAAGAACAACCAAGCTTTTGTGGTATTTATAATAAATTGAGATTTACCAATAAGACTGATTATAGTATATCAATAATCATACTTGGCACAGAGACTGCTATTAATATTGCTGCTGGTAGTAACTCAAATGGCAGTGGTTCATCTGGCGTGTCTAGTGTATCAATCACAGCTGGAGATGGTATAGCGGTTGCGTCAACTGGTACTGCTAGTAATCCAGCATTCACTATCACAGCTACAGGTGGTGGATCTGGCGGTACAAGCGTTATTTATGGTACAGATATAGTTAAGTCTTTAGTGTCTGGAGATAACATGTCTCTTGCTATTGATAAAGCATCTGGAGCTTTGACACTAAATTCTACTGCTACAGGTGGACAAACTGTACTATTCGGTGACAAAACAGTTAAATCAATAGCGCAAGGTGCTAACACTATGTTGAGTATTGATGACACAGGTGCTCTAACTATTGCAACAACTAGCGGTGGTACAACTAGTTCTAGTGAGAGTGTATTAACATGTAATATACCGTTCAGTACAGGTTTAACAGTTAATTATACAGATAGCACGAATGCAGCATTGAATATGTACAACATAATCTATTATCCAATTGACACATCAACTAATGCTAGTTGCTTGTATAGTCCAAGTGAATTAGATGCAGGCACTTATGATTTTTACTTAGATATAGACTTAGGCAACACAGTAAACGCAACTGAAACTACTGTTGTAGCTAATGTAGCCGTAACCGCTAATATCA